CGTGAGTTCACCGATGCAGAGGCCAAGGAATACGAGGCACTCATCCGTGAGAGTAAAGGACTGAGCGCACGCGCCGAGGCAATGGCTTCAGGCAAGGCTCTGGAGAACATCCGCGAGCACAAGTCGAAGAACGCCATCATGCGTGAGTTCTTGCAGAAGTGCGTTGAGACACGCTCGAACGCTTCTACTATCCTGATGAACCCCACCGAGGGTGCAGGGGCTGGTGAGACTAATGAGATCGCCAACCTGGAGGCAGGCGGTGCCATTCCTCTCACCATCAACGAGCTCATCGACACTAAGGTTGCAGGCGTTGAACTGCCAGCCGACCTGAAGGTTGTGACCGGCGTTGTCGGTAACGAGATTTGGCCCTACTCAACCAACGACGTAGAGTTCACCGTTGCCGGTGAGGTCGAGAAGGTGGGCGAGCAGGCTCTGAACTTCGCCAAGATCAGCGCAACACCTAACGCTGTTGCTGCTAACGTGGCTGTCTCTCACCGCGCCATCAACAACGCAGCCTTCGACCTGCTGGGCTTCATCTCTTACAAGCTCACCAAGGGTCTGGCTATCTTCCGCGCACTCCACGCTTACTCTCACATCGACTTCCAGAACGACCTCAAGTCACCGTTCGCCGGTGCCGACGTTGTGGAGATTGCTCTCGACGAGAACGTTGGTAAGAACATCGCCATCGAGATTGCCAAGATGTACGACCTCGGCTTCGAGGGTGTGCCTTACGTCACCATGAGCAAGGTCACTGAGACCACGCTGGCCTACACCAAGGCTATCCCCGGCACCGCAGGCGACCGCACCGTGGTTCAGGACGGCAAGTGCGTAGGTTATCCTATGACCACCAGCCCATTCGTGAACTACATCCTCGACGGCGGCGTGCCCAAGGCAGGTCCCGACCAGTTCCTCGCCATCGGTCACTGGGGCTACGAGGCTATGCAGATTCACGGTCCCGTGATGTTCAACGTGGACGCTCAGAGCGCAGAGGTCTTCTCTCGTCGTACCGTAGTCGTGAGCCTTGCCCTCGACATGTCTATGACTGAACTCTCCAGCAAGGTCAACGGTAAGAGCGGCAAGCCCCAGGCCTTCAAGCTCATCAAGCTCGTGGAGCCTGCATCTTCTAACGAGATCGGCGGCTAAACTCTCTCTTCGCTCAACTTCTGGGAATAGTTCCTGCCGTGGGCGGCTCCGATGCAACAGCAATAGGTTGCCCGCCCACGGTTCCCCAGAGGGAGAGAAATCTGAAAATTAGTAATTAACGAGTAAAAGCAAACGCAATGGGACTGCTGACTGATTCATTCTTCATCCGAGCCATCAAGTCGAATGCAGACATATTGGCGAAGTTGCCTGCTGGTGACATCTACAACAACGTGGCTGATCCCGACTTTGACATGGAGAACGTGGAACTTCCCTACATCGTGGTGAACAACGATGGTGGCAGTGAAGGCGACACCACCAAAGACGCATGGAGCGAGAGTTCGGAAGACAAGGTGAACATCAGTATATTGATGGTGTGCCGCAGTCGGCAGGAATTAGCCGACATGACGCTGGCCGTCCGTAAGACTATCAGCGACTTCATGAAAGCTACCTGGCAGCGCATCAGCGAAGGCACTCCAGAGGAGGGCGACGAGATCGCACCGATTCAGTACGACTTCACTTTCAGCGACATCGCTTATATTATAGAAAAGCCAGCGCACCGCCAGATGTTCTATTACGATTGCATAACTCCAAACGAAATCTATATTGACGATGAGCAAGAAGGATGAAACACAGCAGCCCAGCGTCTATGACGACCTGCTGAAGAATGGCACCGCCGTGCTCGAAGCACCAACCCGTGAGGCTCTGGCTGAAATGGTCAACGGCATCCCCGCTGACGTGCGCTATGCCGTCGGTGCTGTTGGTCGCAAGCAGGACGGAAGTGCCTACACACTCAGAGTTGACATCATTAAAAAATAAAGAATATGGGTACACTAAAAGGTCAAAACTTTAGAATCTGTATTTTCGACGCAACTGCCGAGAAATACAAGGTGATAGGAATGGCGACTGGTTGCACGGTAACGCTCACCAACAATACTGACGACGCAAGTCATAAGGATATTGTCGGTGCTGCCTCGATGCCGACTGTCACCAGCAAGTCGTGGCAAGTGTCGTGCGAATCGCTGAATGTAGCAGACGCAGCAGCCATGCTCACCGCCATCAAGTCGATGGAGCCGATGACACTTATGTGGGACGAGACCGCAACCAGCGACAACCAGACCCGCGCCAAGGCTACCTTCGCCCGAAAGGGTCAGGCCTTCTTAAACGATGTGGTCTTTCAGTTTGACGACAGGACTAACTCCCAAAAGCAGCTCCAGTTCCAGGGTAGCGGCCCATTACAGACCGTTGCCGCAAGCGAGGCTACCGAGGTAATTCCATTGGGCAGTTACACCAAGGGTCAGTTCATTCGTCTGTTCTTGGGCAGCGACAACACGGCAGCACCTTCGACGGTTATTGCATCCGCCAAGACGCTCAGTCTGCATGTCAGCCTGACCCTCGAAGACGCAACGACCAAGGATACTGTTGGAGACTGGCAGATTCAAGAGCCGACGGCAATCAGTTACGACATCTCTACCAGCGCTCTCATGCGCAGTGGCGAGACTATCACATCGCAGGTAGGTGCCAAGTCGCTGGCTGACATTGAGGCGATCTACGAGGCCGGTACGCCGGTGAAGTGGAAGATTGCCAACGTCGGTGGCGACAACAACCGCACGGCATCGAGCACGATCATCAGCGGAAGCGTCATTCTTCAGACCCTTACATTAAATGGCCCGAACAGGCAGAATGCAGACTATACCGCCCAGCTTCAGGGCTACGGCGAATATGTGG